CTATTTGGCTTTCTTGCCCCGACGCTCCCAAAGCTTCATGTCCTTCATCTTGGCGCGACGATTGCGGGCAAGCGACTTACAAGCCAAGGCCTGCGTCTTCTTAAACCCGTATTTTTCCCGGTATTCTTCGCCGGTAAGCCCATGGGTTGCCAGATGCTTCCGGGTAATAACTTTGAAAGTCTTCCCGCATTCGAGACACGTAATGGAAGCTTCTTTGATGGATTTTTTGGGGTCCATGGTAGTGGCGTCGTTATCGCTGGAACCTGCAACCGGCTGGCCCGTTTCAATGGCCTTGAAGCCGCTTGTCAGCGTTTTAACCATGCTGACGATTTCTTCCTGTGTCATCACTCGCGTAGTCGCTTGGGCCTTAACAATATCAAGTGCGGCCTGGGTGTATTCGTCCATTGTGTCCTCGTGAGTTTCAAAATTGATGGCTGTAGATAATCACAAGTCGCACAGTTCGCAAGCCCCGGCACCTCACCCCATAAGCAATCCTGCCCCTTGTCCAAAAGGCGTTCACGACAACGCTCAAACCGCAGCTTTTACACCTAAGAACGCATTCTGGAGTCTTTCAAGCACTTGCAATTGCAAGGCCAGCCAATTTCGACCTCGTAAAATGCGATTTAAGGCGTCTTATATTCCAAATCGACCTAAAGCTCATGAAAACTACAAAACGTCTGCATGAGGCGTATACGGCGTCTGCGAGGCATGCCCTATATTCTCTTTTATGGCGCTGGTAAATGACTGTCTTATCCCTAAATTACATTCACAAGACTACACAAAATATAGTCTCACATGCAGTAAATTCAACAAACCCGCGTTTGAAGTAGCCACCTCATTTGTTAAGTCTCTCAAGCCTCAATCTATCAAATTATTTTACGCTTCAAACTTATGTGAGCAAGACTCGATTGACGTTAAAATAGCCATTTTACGTTGCCCATTAAATTTCAACGGGCCATTCCAGAGTAATATATTCTGGAATGACCCGTTGAGTTGATAAATCCGTTATTTATCAAATATGAAGTTGGTTAAACTTAAAAGCGAATAAACCAACCTCGACAGTTTTCAACACGACACCGATTCACAGCTGAGTTTATTCCTTAGCAAAAGATGAGCTGAGGACGTGTCGCGCGCTTAACCGGTTAAGCATCGAGGTCTTTGCCAGCAAAATTTATAGCACTCCTTTGTTGTTGCATTTCGCCAAACGCTATCGCTTCACGAATGACTTTGCCTTTTGCTCTTGCATGCGGGCAAGTACGACAAACGACTGAATCGCGATGTTCAACATCAATTGGCACATAACCACCAATCGGAATAAAGTCCTCAACACTTTGAAACCCATCCTCATCGATACAAATGAAGAGAGGATCAAAATTTATCTCGTCTTCGTGTTCAAAGATTGCAATTCCTGCAACGATACGCCCGTTGCCTAGAGATTGACCAATGGAGATCATATCTCCATTATCATTGACGACGATACTTTTTGCAATTCTCAACATAACTAATGCTCCATTGTTAAAATGTTCATAAAAACGATGCGGCCATCCGACCGAACCCAGCCCTAACAACTGAAAGAACAGACGTCCTTCGATGAAATGGAATTCCCCTTTATCACCACACTGAGATTCAAATATCGGGCGCTTCCAGGAACAGCCTGCACGCTACGGGCACAAACCAATCTATCAGTGTATCAGCTTCGCTTTCGGCATCTCCCCCCCTTTTGGATTTTGTCCCAGCGTCCCACGGCCAGGGTCTGGGACACTGGGACAAGCGCAGGGGTATGACCGATGCGATTATTCAGCCTCCTTTATTTGCTTGACTAGCCGTCCCACCTTGCTTTTTGATAGACCAACTTCTTCGGCGATAGCCCTGATCGACTTCCCATCAGAAAGCAGACTTTCAACCAGCTCCAAATCTACGTCCTCAATGTCGCGGCAGAGCCAAACCAAGGCATCTCCCTCCTGTTTTAAAATAGCTTCGAACGGCTTTGCATCATCACCGACAATACCTCGGGCTTTTTCAAGATGTATCTCGACTCGCGCTCCTTCCTGTGGCTGGTAGTCCTGGGGCCGGCGCAAAGATATTACGGTATCTAGCACGTCCTCACGGCTGGACGTGCCGCGTTGGCCGCCTCCCTTGTTTGCATGGTGAATGAGTAGTACAGAAATACCACGACGACGCAGGGATAAAATCCACTCCTGGACTGGCAACCAACTTTCGGCTTCATTTTCCCGTCCCAATCGACACAGGGTGGCCAAGTTGTCGATTACGACAAGTTCAACCCCATCTAGAAAAGGAGCCAAAGCGCTTTGCCCTTCGGGCTTGGCAAGATTGGGCATCAAGTCCGGCTGCATGTCCGGTGTTATGATCCGCAGAAAATCCGGAGACGGAAGATCTTTCGGGCTTCCTGCGACAATGGCCGCAAGACGTTCTTGCATAGTAGAAGCCGGCATTTCTCCATCAATATAAAGGACTCGGCGTGGTGTGAGCGCCTTCCACTCACAAAGCTGCTGTCCAGTTGCGACAACGTATGCAATAGATAATGCTACGTATGTTTTGCCGATCCCCCTTGGGGCGTAGCACATTACAAGCCCTTGTGTTGGAATGACAGGATACAAAATGTAGTCACGAGGAGGAATATCGATGCTCAAGAATCGGTCTATGTCGTAAGCAACAAGTCTCGATTCGGCATATACTTCTCCACCCTCCACGTCCGGCTTCATGGACGGAGTCTCGGCAGCGTCCAGCGCCGCCTTAACCGCCTCCATACCCTCAGTTGCGGCCATGTCGTTGAAATCTGTTTTCCCGGTCTGGTCATTAAATCTAGGCACAGCCAGCATTGCTTTGGCTGCCAAAGCCGCCTCGGTCGCTTTTGTCAGACCAGGATTGCCTTCGGTCTTCATGTCGTCGTCGGCACAGACGATTATTTTACGATCGGGGTATTGCGCTCGCGCCATTTCGCTCACGGCTTGGAGATTGCCGCAGTTAAATGCTATCCGCACATCAGCGCCAGTCGCTTGATGAATCGTTGCGCCGGTCGCGTACCCCTCGCAGACATACAAGGGTCCATCTTTCCCTCCGTTTGCGGCCGGGATGGAAAAGCATCCGCCCTTGACCTTACCACCGGCAAGAAAACGCTTATCCCCTCCATCAGCAATGTACTGCAGGGAAGTGATTGTGCCCTGCAGGTCTAGGACCGGGACAAGAAGACGACCGTCAGCAACGATTCGGAGGTCACCTACGGCTTTTACTCCCTTGTGGACCAAGTAAGGATGGTCGTTATGGGCCTGCACGGATTCATCAAATATGCGTCTAGCCTCTGTTTGTGCTTCCCCATGACGCTTGGCCGTTTCTTCCTGCTGGCGTTGTTTGTCGCCTTCGATGCGGACCTTGAGCCCGTTACGCTCTTCGTGTGTCAATTCGTTTTCGCCCTTGGCACAGAACTTCCAAGTATCGTCAGTTTGCCAGTCACCGTATACACCCGACACCAGTGAATCGGCGTGGGCGATGTACCAACCATTTTGGCTATGCGGTCTTTCTGCAGTACCACAACGGTGAATTTGACCATCATGGATGATTACGCCAGGGATAAGCCCTTTAGCTTCCATGGCACTTTTGAAGTCAGACAACTGGTTGTTGCGGGCAATTGTATCAATTTGATTAAGCATAATCCCCCCTACACCATCTTCCTGGATCGACCGCGAAGAAATTCAACAGCAGCCTGCACAGGATAACAAACATGAGATCCCACCAAGAGCCGTTCCACTGGCCCTTGCCCCAGGCTATCCAAATTCGCCAGTTGCTTTGGTGCGACCGCACCCCCAGAAAAGAATCCAAACTCTTTCCTGGCGACAATTGCCGACGGCCATTTCCTAGCGATTTCATCAAAAATATCAGCCACAGGACGCACTCCTCCTAGCCCACCCAAATAGTGGGGTTATCCTGGTGAACCGAGAAGAGGGGGCTTGCGCGAGGCGGGTCGGTATGGGAAGGGAGTTTTTGCACTGGCTCCCTTAGCGGCGCTGCTAACGTCGCGAAGACCCTTTGCCCCCCCTCGGCACCGGATCGGCATTCGCAGTGCCGATCCGGTCCAGGGGTTGTTCCTACTCGAATTGACTCATCTTATCCGGTCTGTCTTGAACACAAGCCTTTTAGTACCAGTAGTTTTGTTCAACACAACAAACTTGACCTTTTCTGTCACATATTCAGGAAACACACAGACGCTCCGCCACTCTGCTTCAAGACTGCCGCTGAGCATGCTCCAGAGCCGCTTCATATTATATACACAAACTGATATAAAATCATTTTCGAAAAATGTACTATCTATACTTTCACCTTCTTCTTTGATTGAAAAATATATTGCATCAATCCTTGTTGTGTCTTCAAATCTGAAATATACAACTCCATATTCACCGTCTTTAATGTCCATATATATTTTTATCTCACCTGTTTCCACTAAATGAACGTTATCTTGATTTGTCATCACTACTGTCAGCATAACAATTTCGGCTAAACGGTCTGCGAGTTCAAGCTTGTATCCATGACGCATAAAAAATTGGACTGCCCCTGCCTTCATTGCAGAATACAAACTGTACAGACGCGGTCGATCAGACTGGACGTCAGGAACCAAGTGCCCACGATCGACCAAATACACCTGTTCACGATTTGACATACCAAATGCAGTTTCAATATCACGCGAGGTGAACGCGGTTTTCTGAACGGCCATGACATCCTCCACTGTTAGAGCAATAAACCTTGTTGGGAGTTAACTACCAACTTGGTAGATAACGGTCAAGGAAAAACCACAAAAAAATGCCCTCGGATTTATCCAAGGGCAACAGCTAGTTACTCAAACGCTTTGACTAGCTTTTCAACTCAACTACCTTTCCGACTGGCTCGAGCCGAGCGTGCGCCCCCAGTTGGTCTTCCATAATTCTGACCGCGTTTTTAAGGGTGTCTTCGGAAAGATGACTATACCTTTCAGTCATTTGGATCACACCATGTCCCATCAGCTCTTTGACCGTGTAAAGATCCACACCGTACTCTACCAACCTTGAGGCGTAAGTGTGCCTTAACGTATGGAAAACGACCTTTTGTCGATCGTCTTGAACCCCAGCATTGAACCCTAGACTTTCGACTGTCCGGTTGAATGTATCTGAAATTTGAACAATTTTCCTCCCCTCCCGGCCCGGGAAGACAAGCGCGTGGTGCTCGCCGCGCTCCCGCTCGCCCAGCATGTTCTTAACGGCATTAGTCATAATCGCAGCCCGTGTCTTTCCACTCTTCGTCTTTGTCCCTGCCCGACGCGAGGTGCCCCGGATCATCAACACACCTCGCTCCATATCCACGTCGCCCCACTCCAGAGCAAAGACCTCGCCCGCCCGAAGGCCGCAATGAAGCGAAACCAAGGCCATATCATGAGTGTCCTGACTTCGCTCGACCAGGGCGGCGAGAAGTTTGTCGGCCTCATCCACGGTCAGGAACCGAAGCCGGCGGTTGTCCTCAACAGGTTTTTTGACCTTACCTGTCGGTGACTCGCCGTCATAGAGGCCAAGGCGCTTCGCGTGGTTGAAGACCTGACGCACCACAGCCAAGCAGTAGCTGATAGACCGGGCTGCCCTACCGGCCTCGGTCATGCGCTTTTTGAGGCGTTCGAGGTCGAGCGGCGAAATCTGGCGTAAAGGCTTGGTCCCAATCAAGGGACCAAGCCAAAGCCGGGCGAACTCCTCTTCCCGGGCCAGGGATCGGGCGCTTTTCCCGTCCGCTCGCTGTTGAGGCAAATAGGTATCAGTGAAGAACCGATCAAAACTCAAGTTATCGCGTTCCTCTTGAGCCTTCCGAACAGCCTCAGCCTCCTCTTCGGCCAGCCGTTTTGCTTCAATTGCTGCACGCTTTTCCGCAAGGGAGCTTGGCCCCTCACCAGTCTTCGCGGCCTCCTTGAGCTTCGCCATCTCCAAGAAGGCTTTCTGTTCACTCCAACCCTCACTGGCCCATCCCAAGGCCTCTTCGCAGCGCTTCCCGCCCACCTGAAACCGGATCATGAAATACCTGTCGGGCCGGACCCCATGCCGCCGGGTATGATGCTCCCGATATCTCACTCCCCGGTATTTTTCCGACGTGATCCACTCGCCTTTTTCATTACCCATGACGCCCTCCCCGCCTTTCTGGTCCCATTTTGGTCCCATTTTTCGACTTGCGCAAGAGGATTTTTAGGGAACACAAGGGAAGACGAAAATAATTACATACTGTATTTATTGATGAAACAATGAATCAGGGAATCCTCGGGAATCATTTTTTTGGGACTACGAATCCGTAGGTCAGAGGTTCGAATCCTCTCGGGCGCACCAGATCTTTCAAGGGGTTACCAGAAATGGTGACCCCTTCTTCTTTTGGGGGCATTTTTCTCCCCACTCTCTCCCCACTTTTCGGATTACGCTGTGTGTGTAAGGCGGCGCGCGATTTGGCACTGATGTAAGCGCTCAACCAAAATGAGAAATCATTTCAAGCAAAATGAGAAGGACCAAGCCGCCTTCCTGACCTCCTGGCCCTTCTCTTCAGTCTTCCTCACTACGCGCAGTTTTCTGCTGTCATTATCCGTCCCAGCACCCACCGCAGCACAGCAGGCGTGATGCCGTTGCCGAGACACCTAAGTCGGTCCATCCAACCGGCACCCCCATCATCCACTCGACAAACGACGGGGCCGCTATAAGCCGATACGGCGGCCTGGGCTCGCGGTCCTTCAAGCCGTAGGCCATTCCAATCAACCGAGCCGTCAGGTTGCCGGTGGATTGCCAGGTTTCCTCCCGGCGCAAGTATTGGCGCACGGGCTGGCCCTCCATCGCCGCCGGGGTAGGCAACAAGGATAACCCGCTCACGCAGATGCGGGGCGCCAAAGGCGGCCGCCGGGAACACGTCCCACTCCGCATCATACCCGATCTCGGCCAGGTCCCCAAGAACTCGGTCGAGGCCCCGGCCGAGGAGCGCCTTGACGTTCTCCACGACCGCGTATTGGGGTTGTAGCTCGCGAATGATTCGGGCGTATTCGGACCAGAGGCCGGACCGCTTGCCGGTAATGCCGGCTCCCGCCCCGGCACAGCTGATGTCCTGGCAGGGGAAGCCTCCGATAACAATATCGACCTGTTTGACGTTTTGCGCATGGATGTCCCTCACATCAAAATGGACGGGAACACCCGGCCAGCGTTTTGCCAGCACGGCGCGGGCATATGGATCGCATTCGCAAAACCAGGCATGAGAAAGACCAAGCGCTTCGGCGGCGATGTCGCCAAGGCCAGCCCCGCTAAAAAGACTCCCGACATACAACGTGTTCTCCTGATGGGGCCTCTTTGGGCTCTGGTCCGGGGCTCGAGGCCCTCAGGAGATTCATGGTCCCGCATCGCGGGCACTTGATGGAGAGGGAAAGCGCCTCTCCCTTGGCCAACAACCTATTGCACTCGCCGCACCGTATTTCCTTCATTCTCCACGTCTTTACAGGTTGTGCTTGCCCTGCTACGCCCGTCGCACCCCTGGTCGCCAGATCATGGGCAGGGAGCAGCTGGCGCAAGCCGGTGGGCCGGCGTTCCCGCGCCGGGCCAGTGAGACGGCCGCGAACCGTCTCGCCTGCTCCGCTTTTACGCCGCCCTGGGCAGCGTCATCTCGCAAATCTTATCCAGCAGCGCATCCTGATCGGCAATCACGCCCCGGGCTATGGCGGACAGGGTGTCGATGGCCTTGTGCCCGGCATCGTCCATGGGCAAATCCTTGGGCAAGGCCGGCTGGATACGCACCACCCGATCGCCAAGCAGCGCCTGGCACTGGTGGGCCGAGGTGTCGGCCTGACCGTCGAACATGCAGTCGAGCAGCGGGCGAACCCACTTGGCCAAGCCCCAACGCCGGGCCACCTCATAGAGGTAGGGCCGTTCGATTCGACCTGTCCCCAGCGACACCATAAACAGGTCGCCCAGGGGGCCGGCCTTGGCCGCCTGGGCCAGGGCGCAGGCCGACGGGTTGTTGGCGAAAAGCCCACCGTCCACGAAGGTGGCCACTTCGCCGGCAAGGCTTTGGATGCGCGCCGGGGGGAAGTAGGTCGGCGCGGCCGACGTGGCCCGGCAGACGTCGCGCAAATAGTAGTCCCGCCGGGCATCACCGGCCTTGGCGGACTTGAACAGCACCGGGCTGCGGGCCTCGATGTCGTAGGCCGGCACGAGCAGGCCGACCTTGCAGTCCGACAGCTTGCGATCAGCAAAGACATCGGCCAGGGCGGCTTCGATGCCCTCGGCCCCGTACTGCGGCCCCCACAAGCCAAAACCGGTGCCCAGCCGATGCGCGAAGGACCGGGAGAAGATTTGACCGCCTCGCTCCCGGTACAGGTCGACCACCCGGCTGGCCGGAATCCCGGCCGCCACGGCGCAGGCAATGATGCCGCCGGTGCTGGTGCCGGCAACGAAGTCGAAAAGTTCGGCCGTGGCGTGGCCCGTTCGGGCCTCGATCTCGGCCAGAACCATGGCCGGGAGCAGGCCCAGGATGCCGCCGCCGTCAGCAGTCAAAAAACGTCTCATAATTGTCCCCTCCACGGGTTGTCATGCTTGGTCAGTCCCACCCCAGGTCGGACCACGTTTTCGAAACCACAGCCCCGTCTCCTCCGGTGCCGCCGTATGTGATGGCCGCGCCGTGCGTCGCCGTGGCAGCGATGGCAGAGACGCTGCTGGCGGCCCCGGCGATGGTCACCGATCCGCCGCAGGCGACACCCACAAAGCCGCCGCCCGGCGCGCCGTGATAGGAGGATGGGGCAAGCAGGCCATTGGCGGAGAGCACGTATCCGGCCGCCAGGGTCATGGAATACCGGACGAGCACGAGCAGAGTCCCGCCAGGGGCGGTGTAGCCCCGTCCATAGGGGTTCCCATCGGCGGCGTTCCCTCCATAGGCGTCACTGCCCGGAGCCCCGTCACCGCCGCCCCAGGGGTGGCCGGGGCCGCCACGGCCGCCGGCAGAGCCGTTGGGGTAGTTTCCGTATTCGGCCGTGGCGCCGCCGCCTCCGCCTCCTCCGGGTGCGGACGTCCCAGCGCCGCCATTACTGCCTGGGGGCGAAATCGCCGCCATGTTGGCGCCGAGCACTGCGAGAGCCCCGGATGCGCCGGCCCCGCACCCATTCCCATCCAGCAAGACGTGCCCCGGCGTGATGGTTCCCAGCACGTCGCCCAACTCGGGACGGCCGTTGGTCATCAAGATTGGGTCGCCAATGAACCAGCCGTGCTGGCGGATGGCGGCGAGGTAGGTCCAGCGGTCCACGTAACGCCCCGACAACGCGATGGCGTCAGGGATGGTCAGATTGTAGTTGGGCCAGGCAGGACTGCCCAAGGCCCCTTGCCCGTCCATGGATATGCCGGCCCCAGCCACCCGAATGTTGAGGTGGTCGCAGGCCACGACAAAGCCCCGGCACTGTGGACCGGTGAGCTTGGCATCCAGGGTGAGCGTCCCATAACGTCGGCACACCATTGGCCCATTGACCTCTCCCGCAATGGTCGTGTCCGAGGATATGATTACGTCGCCCATGGAGTCGTAGAGGCCGAATATCGCCGGCCCTACGGGCAACGTGTAGGCCCACGGCGAGGCCACGTCTCCGAACTGTGCGGCGCGCGAACGGCTACGGGTCATGGCGGACCTACTTATAGCGGTGGACACAGCCACCAATGGTTATGACGTTGCCGGCCGAGGCAAAGGCGCGGACCACCAGCGGCTCGGCGGCTCCGGCCAGCACGCCCCCGGGAATGACCAGGGCCGGAGCCGCTTTGGGCTGGATCGTCACGGTCACGGTATCGTCCGGCGCGTCGGTGCCGCCGTATTCGATGGTCAGATCCACGGGGACGTCTCCGGTGTCGTGCGCATCGATCCACAGCTCGTCGCCCAGCTCCGGGTCGTTGGGGCCGGAGTGGATCACGGTTCCCGGGCTGGCCGTCGCCGCGACCAGGATACGCCTGCCGTTACCTGCCCCGCCGGAGAGGGGCATTTTACGGAAGTCTTCATTTCCATAGAATGCAGTCATAACAGCTCCTTACGAGAACATGGCGGCCATCAAGGGGGATCGTCCCCGGGGCGCGTTGTCCGGGTCTTGTCCCAACTGGACGCCGGTCATATTGGGGGGCAGCTCCTCGCCCGACGTCATGACGGTGGTGACGACACCGGAAAAATCCGCCGCCTTGACGTAGATTCCGTACACCGTGACTCCTACGGCGGTTACGGCTATGGCCCGCCTTGGTTTGAAGAGGTTCGTGAAATCACCAGACACGGAAAACGACTGCGGGCCGAGATACACGAGGCCGTTTTGCGTCGAAGGGAATGAGGGCATCATGATCTCCTACGGCCAGATGATGGCCGTTTCGATGGCCGTGATCTGTTCGGCGGTGGTGGCGGCATCCGACATGACCGCACCTTGCGCGGCCTCGCTGGCGCGAAATACGCCTTCGGTCCAGTCGTCGATCTCAAATGCCAGGGCAACCAGCGTTTCAGCTGTGTGCGACACGTAAACAGCTTGTCCGTCAGTATTTTTATCGGCCGTTTTCCAGACAAATCCGTCCGGCAGCGGTTTGCCGGAATTGATGGTGGTGATTTTCCCGTTGAGCAGGGCGCGGCTATCGGCATCCACGTCATAGAGGTGGCCTGCGCTGTCACGGAATTTGCCCATCATCCGTGCCCATTTTTCGGTCTGGAGTCGGGCGCAGGCCGCCGCTTTAAGGTCGGCCAGCGTCGGCCCGGCCGGACGCGCCCGCCAATCCCCGAACGTCGGCAGACCTGTCACGGGCTCCACGACCTCCACGCCATCCATGGCAGCGGCCGCGATCTGATCCAGCACAGACGCCTTGGCCCGCAGGATGACGTACTCGCCGCCATAATAGACCGCATCGGCCACCACGTTGCCCTCGGCGTCGATCTCGGCCGGAGTCTGGACGACGCGCCCAACGTGTTGCAGGGCGTGGTCATGGCTGGCCGTGATGAGGTGCCCATCCGGGGTGGCGAGGCCGAACGGCTGGAGAGCAGCGGCCAAGGAATCAAGAGACGCGCATTTCAGGCACATGTCGTACTGCGGCATTACGAAACTCCCATGGCGGACAGAGCCAGCACTTTATCATTACTTGGAGCCCTATTGTACAGGTGAACCAGCTTAATGGTGCCGCACCACTGCGATCCGCCGATAACGGAGCAGCCGAGACGCTCCGTTGTCAGCCCTGCTGGAATGGTTCCCGAGGCACTGCTCGCCGATTCTGTGCCGTTTAAGGCCGCGTAGAAAGCGCCGGATACGAACGAGAACGCGACTCGAAACTCCGTGGAGTCGGCGACCGTTCCCACGGAAATGTCCACGACGAAGACGCCCGCAACAGCAACTGCACATCGGACTTGTTCGGTTGAATTGCGGTAAATAATGACCCTGTTACTGGACGATCCGTCGTCCAGTTGCACCAGAATCTGAAGGTCGGGGTAGATGGGCTTCCCCGGCGCGGTGATGGCCTGCACGACCAGCATCCCCTCCAAGCCCGTCCATAACGCCTCCCCGGCCGATCCGATTAGGCCGGACAGGGGCACGGTGCAGATGTCCGCCGCCCGGGTCATGGCCGCGCCGGCCTGGATCGTCCAATCGGCGGCGGTGGCGCTGCCGCCACCGGTCGCCGTGATGCTCACGACCAATGTGGTCCCGACGTGGCTGGTAACCGTCCCGGTCATGTAGTTGGCGGGGTTGCTGGTCTGCCATACGCGGACCGTGGCCCCGGCCGGGATTGCGCGTCCGGGGACAGTCGCATCGTATCCAATCGTAAAAGTCTTAATCCCGGTCCCAACAGTGTTGTTGGTCGCGCTGGTCGTCTCCCATCCCGTGGGGAGATACGACGGGGGAAAGCTTCCCGTGCAGCTCCCAAAGGACTGGACGTACACGCCGGACGCACCGTCCCCAGTGTATACCGGGTATCCGCCAGCGTCTTGTAGTGACATTTGAGATGAGCAGGCAGTGACTCCCGCGCCTAATAAACAGCTCATCCACAGTAGGAATCTTCCGTCTCGCAGTTCTGCGATCCCGTAAAACGGGTTGCTCGCCGCTCCACCAAATGACGTGATGTAGTAATCCTTTGTCACGAAGTTGAGGCTAAGTACATATCCACTTGATGCGCCATAGAGAGATATGGACATATTTGTCCTCTCTCCTGCTGAAACGACAGCATATGCGCATTGCTGCGTGTCAGCCACAATCGTGCGGCTTTGTACGAGTGCGTGGCTGTTAGCCACAGACGTGTCCTCGACTATCTTGTCTCCGGTAGAGCCGTCAGGATACGTCTTTGCGTTCGGCGCGATGCTGCACCTCGCCTTGGTGTACTTGGCGTTGTCGAGCTGTTCAGAATGTGTAAGGTCTTGGATGGATGTTTTTTCTATGGACAACCCCTTGCAGACCCCCGTCAGGGGGTCACACTCAAAAACGGGCTTATTGGCCGCCGCGTACCGCAAATAGCCAGACCGCCCCCGGTATGACGTTATGGACGCCCGCGAAAACACCACCCGGGGGTGCAGTACAGGCGTCAGCCATGGAGCCCAGGCAAAAATCGGGGCGGGCACACCGGCCACGGAGCCGCCGGCCACTAGCGTGGCGATGGCCTCCAGGTAGGCCACGGACGCGGCGACGTCAGCGGGCACGGACGCGGCCGATGCGGCTGCAGCGATGGCCGATGTGGACGCCGCGCCGGCCGAGGCCTGGGCAGCGTCCGACTTGGTCGTGCAGGTTGCCACCGAGGAGGCCATAGAGGCGGCGGACTGCGCGGCCTCTTCCGCTTTTCCTGCCGCCGCAATCTCGGATGCAGCAGCGGCGTCTCGCGAAACCGCCGCATCCACTTGCGCGGCCAACGCCGCATCCTGTGATTCCCTGACGCTGTTTTTCGCGGCAACAAAATCCAAATAATCGATCAGATAGATGGTTTTGGTCTCGGCGTTGTAGACGCGGCGCAGATTGGGCGTCAGTTCCCCGTCGAACAAGGACACCGTCACAGTCGTACCGGTGATGCCCGCCACAATGCCGCGACGATACCCATCCTCGCCGCAGTCGGCAGCGACGTGCGAGCCGATGGGCATGGTGGCGGCCACGTCACCGTCGACCGAAAACGTGGTCGCGGAAAGGAACGTCACCCCGCCTGTAGCCGTGGTAAACGACGGTCCCCAGGCTTCTTGTTGGGAGGCGGCGGCAGCTACCAGGGCTGCCTGGGCGGATGTCTCCCGGGAAAGGGCGACATAATCCCGAAGCGACGGAATGTAGTTCTCGCGGTGGCCGCCCGCACTCATGCCGCCGGGGTTGTTGGTGGGGTCGTACTCGTCGCCATTGTAAAAATTGTCCAAACGGTAGGCGGCCTGACTCATGCCACTATCTCCTTGATCTCGTAAGCCATGCCATTGATGTTGCAGGCGATATACTCCAGCGGCGAAAGCTGGCGCAGGCGGCCTAGAAACGAGCGCTGCTGCATGAGCTGGGGATTGCCTGGATCGAAGACGAAAAAGACCTCGCCCGAGACATCCAAGGTACGCATCATGGCCAGGGCCTGGTTAATAGCCTCGACGTTATCCAGATAGTCGAGACGGAAACTGACGACGCGGTACGGCGGCCGCTCTTCATAGTGTTCGGCACCGGCAAGCGAGGTTTCCACCAGGGTGGACGATTCCCAGGCCAAAGACACCCCGTAGGAGAAGTTGAAGGGAGGTTGCCAACCAGGAACAACCACTAATCGCGACAGGTCGACATAGCCCGCCGGGTTGGTCTGGTCATCGATGGCCACGGACAGGTAGCGGCAAAAGACCGTCGCATCGAACACGTGCAACCAGGTCTTGGGCAAGCGGGCGACGTCTTCCGCGAGCACCCGACCGGACCAAAAGTTGTCGTCTTCCCACTCCAGGTCTGCCGTGGCGTAAAGCACCGGCCAGACATACATCCAGCCCGAGTCCGCGCGGACGACGGTCCGGGCGGCATCGGCAAAGCAGGTGACGCGGATGCGGGCCGATGGGGACAAGCCATGTTTTGGGATGGCCACCACCTTGACATGGCGACTACGCCCCAAATCGACGTCTATGCGAGTCGCGTCCAGGGACAAGCCGGCAGACCTAGCCACCCGGGACAAGAATCGGTCCCGGAGATTCTCCAGGGGTATCTGCCAAGCCCCGCCGGAATAAGCGGCAGCGTCGGCGTGGTTTCCCCAACACAGGAGGCAAGTCGCCATCAGCCCACCACCTCCAGGGTGACCCGGCCGGTTTCGTATTCCTCGGCCATCCCAATAACCGTGAAGAGCCGGCCGGCATCCAACCCAAACCGGGCCAGCTGCACGGCGACAACGCTCCCCAGGTCCAGGCCCCGAGCGTACTCGCGCTTGACCGGCAGCTTGAGCCGCAGCCTATCCGCCCCGTGCAGGGCCAGCAGGCGCTCGGCCTCGGCCCGGGCCGCGTCGGCATCGTCCTGGGTGGTTTCGACAGTCAGCTCCGGGGCCAGCCGATGGACGGCGCGGATCGCGGCGTCCTCGACCGTCACCGTGCGGGAGGTCTCGGCCAGCCAGGCCCGGCGGTCATCGGCCACGCCGCCGGCCAGATCGTTGGCGTCTTGCTGGCTCCAGTTGCGCTGATAGTCGAGCGCCACCCGGTAAACCGGCGTGCCGTCGGCCAAATCATGGACCGGCAGAACTTCCACGCCCTCGCCGGCATCGAGGAGTTCGACCGTGGTCAAGGTGGCGGCCGGTTCCCCGGCCGGGGCTTCGAAACGGCCAACCGTCAACCGGCCCAGGCGGTCGAAACACCACCAGGCCCCGATGGATGCGCACAGGTCGTCAAAGACTTGGTCGACGTCGGACTTGTCGCCGCCGTCCAGGAACTTGGCGACCAGGGCGGGATTTTTCGCTTCCAGGGCGTCGAAAGCAGCTTGATCCAGATCGGCCTCGGTCAGGCCGGCCCGGGTCAGGGCAATGCGGCGGATGATGGTCGCAACGGACCCGGCAAAAACGCCGCCGGTGGCGTCGCCGTCCACGTCGGCCGCGACCGCTCCGGCTGGTCTGGACCACAGGCGAAACAGGCCGGCGGCCAGACAGGTGGCGTATTGGCCGGCGGCAAAGGTGGCGTCGGTCAGCGCGGCCACGGTCGGGTAGTCCATGGTCGGAGCGAGAGCCAGGCCCTTGTCGAAAACCGCCGCGATGGCGGCCACCGGGCCGTCGTGGACCTGGAAGATGAGCGTTGAGCCATTGACGCAGGTGGCCGGCACGTTGCGGCAGCGGCCAAACGTCAACGGTTTGGTCTTGTCCTTGAGGTCGTCGGCCGTGCCCTCGACGCCGACCGGGCCTTCATTGTTGCCGGCGTAGACGTGCTGCTGGATGGCCTGGCGCAGTTCCTCGGCCCGGTCGCGTACCGGGAGCGTCACCTTTCGCCAGGAAAATTGCGGCTGGGTCATGGTGCCGACGAACACCAGTTCAAAGTCGGCCAGGGGACCGGATTCGTCGCCGTACAGGAGCCGCACCCGGCGGCCGTCCAGGCCGCAAGCGGCCAGGAAGTCCAGCTCGCCATCCGGGTTGACCAGCACGATTTCGCCATAGCCGGTATCGGCCGCGCCGGCCGAGGTGCCGTCGGCGAAGATGAGCCGCTCGAAGTTAAACGGCACCGAGACGTTGGGCAGGTAGTAAACATTGGGCGGCGCATCATCAGGCCGGGTCATGAGGCCAACACCCGAGGAATAGCGCAGGGTCTCCACCCGGGGTTCGGTGGTCGGATTCGGACCTGTCGCGGCCGGCAGATAGGCCTCGATCTCGACAAGATAGGCCATGGCCATTACGCGCGCCTCCCCTTGGGCCGGCGGGCATCGCGGCTCAATTTGTTGGCCACCACGGACAGTTCCCGGCGCAACCCTTCCAGGGCCTCCTGGTTGGCCCGAGAGGCCAGGGCCGAAGTGGCGGCCACCCGATCCAGACGGCGCTCGATGCCCGAGGTGTCCACGTTCGTTGTGTTGCCGCCCTCGGACAGCCATTCCAGAATCCGCGTGTGCTTTCTGTCGAAGACCCGCTCGCCTTCCATGAGCGCGGACGGGATGCTGTCGACTCCCGGGATGCCGCCGACGGCCAGTCCGCCTTCGGAAAATCCCACCAGATGTACCGTCCCGTCCTCGTCGACCTCGACGCCGGAGCCGCCGGAATACAGGTCGCCCGAGGCAAACAGGCTCGACCAATCCGTGCCGGAGGCCTCGGCAGCGGCCGCCGAGGAAGAGCCGCCCGACACCGTGGCCAGGAGCGCGGCGGCCGCAGCTGCCTGGGCCGCGTTGGCGGCGCCCATGGAGTCGGCGTAGGCGCTGGAAAAGCTCGAATCGTTGATGGCCGAGACGATGGCCGACACGCCGTCGCCCCAGGCGCTGGCCAGCGTCCCCAGGTTGGCGTTGACCAGGGTGAGCTGGTCGACCTGCAAGGTCAGAATGGCAATCTCGTTGTTGATGGCGTCGAGCTGGGCCTGCGCCTGGTCGACCTGCACCTGGGCGTAATCCTCCAGGCTGGCCAGGGTGGCGTCGGCGTGCTCGAAGTCGGCGAAGTAGTTTTCCGACGACGCGTAATAGTCCCGCGAGGCATTGAGATAGGCCTGGGTCAGGTCCGGCAGCGCGGCCATGGCGTCCTTGTCCCCGGCCCGGGCCTTGGTCGCCGTCTCGTCAAAGGCGGCCTTTTTCTCCTGATAGACTTCGTAGGGCGAAAGGTCGGTCAGGTTGTCATCCAGTTTGATCGACCGGCGCAGATCCTTGACGCTGGCCAGGAAGGCCGACCACAGGTCAAGGGTGGCCTGGATGGCGTCGCGTTGCGTCTCCAGGGCCTTTCTCTGGTCGTTTATGCCGTCGATCAGCGTCTGGTTGGTGGTGTTCCAGGCCTGGCCGGCGGTCTTGAGCGAGCTATCCCAGGCCTCCACCCATTGGGCGGCATCGTCCCAGGCCTTGAGCTGGTCGGCGGACAGGGACGAGTTTTCCATGGCCGCCCGGTAGGAGGCCCAAAAGTTTTCCAGGCTGACGCCCGAGGCATTGAGCGCCCCGAGGGCCTCGCCCGCGCCGTCGGCGTAGTATTGCATGAGCCGGGTGGCCTGCTCGGTGCTGCTGTAGGCGTTGGTGTAGTAGCGGTTGAAGGCGCTGGTCACGGCGTCGGTGGAGCCGAAGGCGTCCACGATCTCGCTTGCATATTGGGCCAGGGCCAGCTGGCGCAGCTGCTCGTTGGTGGCCTGCACCTCTTCCCCGGTGGCGGCGGCTTGGGCCTGCATGTCTTTGAGCGAGGCGAGCGTCTCCTCATCCAGGACGCCGGACAGGGAATCGAAATCCATGCCGGCTGTGTCGGCCGAATCGCCAGCGGCCAGCATCTTGTCCACCAGCCCGGAAATGTAGTCCTCGCCGGCCAGGGATTCGAGCGAAAGGCCCATCTGCTTGGTTGCGCCCTGGACCGTGGACAGGGAGCCGTAGAGGCGGGACAGTTGGTCAATCCAAGCTTCGTTCTCCTTGGCAATGGCCGAAAAGGCCCCCACCAGACCGGAATCGGTCAGGATTTTTCCGACTTTGGCGTTGCTGACGTTGCGGTAATAGTCCTCTTCCTGGCCCGGGGCGACGTCCCATTCCGGGAAGTAAAATTCCGACAAGCTCTTGGCGGTATCGACGCCAATCTCTTTGAAACCGGCCTTGATGGCCGTGGTGTAGGTGCCCAGGGCGTCGTTGACCGCGTCGGTGGTCGCGGAGTCCGCCGGCCCGGTGGAACGGATCTCATGCGAGGTGGACGAGCCGCCGAGCATCGACGATTCGGTCACCTTGTAATAGTCCGTGCCGCTCACATTGGTGGAATCGCCAACGATGGCCACGCGCATGCCGCTGCCGGTCTTCTCCTCGGTCTTGGTGGTTTGCGTCCCCAAGATCAGCAAGCCGCCAAGCGCCGCGACGCCGCCGACCACGCCCAGCACCGTGCCCAGGCCGGCGGCGGCACCAGCGGCAGGGGCTAGCGCGCCGTTGGCCACTACGCCCGAGGTGACGGCCGTATAGCCGCCAAGGCCGCCGGCCGTGGTCCCGGCCATACCCGCCGCCGTGGCCGCGCCGGCCCCGGTCGAAGCCAAGGCCCCCATTTCCGTGGCCGATGCAGCGGATAACGAAGCCAGGGAGGTACTGCCGCTGCTGAACAGGTCGCCGACGTAGCTCATGCCTTTGGAAATGCCGTAATCCGTGGCCTTGCTCGTGATCTTGGACAGGGCCGAGGAGGTCAGGGAATCGGAGCCGGAACCGGACGTGGAGCCGGTCAACGAGCCGGAGGTATCGGAGCCCACCACCGACTCGACAATGGGGATGATGACGTAATTTTCCAGGGCGTAGGCGATCATCTTCTGGATGATCGTCATGAGGTAGTCGAGCATGGCATCCATGGCCGATTTGAAGGCGTCGGCCATGCTCCCGCTGCCGGTGATCCAGGCCTTGAAGGCATCGGTCGCACCGCCGGCAATGGCATCGGACAGGTCATGGACGCCCGTCGCGATCTCCTTGGACAGCGACGCCCAGGCATCGCGGCGGCGTGTGCCGGCATCCTTGTAAAGCCCGAATTCCAGGGACAGGGCGTCCTTTAGCGTCGATAGGAAATCCGTCTCGTATTCCAGGCGGGCCTCGATCTCCTGCTTGCGCAACTCCGACCGCTTCTTGGCCGCGTAGGCCTCGTAGGCCACTTCGCTGTCGCAGTTGTCCTTGACCCTTTTCAGGTGCTCATCGAGCAACGCCCCGGCCGCCTTCCAGTAGGCATCGGACACCCCGGCCAGTTCGGCGAAAGCCGACTTCTGGTTTTCCAGCTCCTTGAGGCGGATTTCCTCCTTGAGGTCGGCCAGGGCCTGGGCGCGTTCGGCTTCGTTGGAGTACCGAGCCTTGACCACTTTTTCCTGGGCTTCCTCCCACTTTTGGAGTTCGGTCGTAGCGCCGCCGTAAATCAGGTCCGGGTCGCCGGTCAGGCGGCCAAGCTCCTTCATGGTGGCGGCAGCTGTGTCCATGGCCGCCTCCCAAGCCTTGATCTTGACGATTTCCTTTTCCAGCGCCCGAGCCTCTTCCAGCTTGGCCAAGGCGGCCTGGTAGTCGGCCACATCGCCCTTGGCCCCGATCATGGCCTTGCGGATGGTCGCGCCGAGCTGGTCGTAGCGCTTGTCGACCTTGGCCAAGTCGGCGGCCAGGCTGTCCCCGCCCACCTGGGCGGACAGCGCCTCGATCTGGTTTTCGATGGATTGCAGATAGGCCGCGCCTTGGGACTCGAAGCGCTCCATGGCGTTGGCGGCGGCTCCGGTGGACTTGGTCAGGTTCTTGACCGTGTTGTCCTCGGCCTCCTGGATGCGTTGAACCGCCTTGTAATAACCCGGCAGATCGACAAGCCCGGCTTGCAGTTCGGCGTAAGCGTCCTTCTGCCTGGCCACGGACAAGGCATGCGCATCGGTTGCCCGGGTCGTCTTATCCAGCTCGGACTCGCTGATGCCTGCCCGGCCGGTATTGAATTGGGTTACGGCCCCGCTATCCTTGATCTGCTGCTTGGCCAGATCGTCGCGCTGTTTCTTGAGTTCCTTGTATCCGAGGCTGGCGTCCCGGAGCTGCCCGTTGAGGTTCTCCAGCTCCCGGGACAGAGCGTCGGCCTCGCGCAGGTCAAGATTCGGGTTGTCCAGTTTGCTTTCCACCGCCGTCTTGTCTTTCGTTAAGACATTGACAGCGTTATCCAGCTTGTACTTCTCGTTTTCCAGATTTCTGGCCTTTACCTCGGCAGTGCCCTTGATGAGGTCTTGGATGTAGGCCTTGGCCTGGACGAGCTGGGAGTTGTCCACCTGGGCCACGACGTTGACCACCCAGGTCTGGCCGGTCAGGGCCAGGATCTGATCCTGGAACCACTTGAGCTTGGTTCGCAACTGATCGACGGATTCGCCCGACGGCCCGAAATCCACTTGATGGGTCTGGACTTTGACCAGGGCGTCGGCCAGCCCTTGCGCCTGGTCCTTGAGGTCTTTGACGAACGTGGCCTTGCGCTGGTCCAGGGCATCGAGCTGCTGCTTGAGGCCCTCCAGGGACGTCGTCCAGGTGGCGAACGGCGACAGATCGCCCTTGGCCTCGGCCACCATCGCCCGGTAGGTCACCGTGAACTGTTCAAGGTTGTGGGTCAGGTTCTTGTTGAAGGCCGTGGCGGTCTTCTCGGCGAAGTTCACGAGACCGGTCAGCGCCGAGGAGTTGGACAGCTCCAGAAAGGAATTTTTCAGGCGCTCGGCATTGGCCATGGCCGTGTCGGCCGTGGCCTGCCAACCGTCGCCGAACTTCTCAAGCTGCGTGGTCAGTTTGGGGATGAAGTCATTTGAAATGACTTCGCCGTTTTCCATCATCTTCTGGAAAGCGGCCGTGGTCACGCCCAAGGCGTCCGCGCCCATCTTGAGCGCGCCGGGGATGCGTTCGGCGAACTGCTGTCGGTATTCCTCGGCCTGGACCGTGCCCTTGGACAACATTTGCTCCAGAGCGAGCAGCGCGCCGGCCACGTCTTGGGAGGAACCGCCCACCTTGGTGATGGCGGCCGTGACCGCCTCAAAGGTGCGACGCTGGTTGTCTGTGGACAGGCCGACCGCTTCGGAGGCGGCCGCGAACTTCTTGTACGCGCCGGCCACGTCCAGCAGGCTCTTGCCAAACGCGTCGGCCATGCCGGCGGCATAGCGGAGTTGTTCGGCGGCGTTGTCCTTGAACACCGCCTTATAGGTGGCGGCGAGCTGCTCCATGGCCATAGCCGCGCTAATGACCTGGTTGGCAAACGTGATAACCTGGTCAACGCCAAAGGCGGCCACGAGCACCGGGGCAAGTTGGGCGGCCAACGTCCGGATGTCGGAAAGGTTCGCGCCAAGCGCCTCGGCCTGGGCCTTGGCTTCAACCGCGCCGCTGCCGAGGTTGCGCATGGCCGTACGGCCGGTCTTGCCGCTGGTGTCGGCCTCGGCCCCGACCTTCTTGATCTCTTCCCTGACCGTGGTCATGGCCGCGCCGGTGTCCGCACCGGCCTTTTTGCCCTTGGCCCCCACGTCGTCCAACGCCGCTCCGACCTTGGCCGCCGGCTGCGTCACCGCGCCGGCATCCAGCTTGAGCGCGCCGCCCAGGTCGACGCCGCGCCCCTTGGCCGCCAGGGCATCCAGATCCTGTGCGGTCTCCTGGATGCCCCGGCGGCCCGAGGTGTTGTCGGTCTCGATGATGATGCGGACGCGGTTTTCCGGGGTATTCATGGCTAAAACAGTCTCGGTTCTCGGCTTTGGTAGTAGAGTTCAAGGATGCCCAAATCGATCCAGGTCTGTTCCGCCAAATCCTCTTGCCCGAAGGGGTAGCCGCCCAAGCGTTTGATCCGCAGCCAGATCAAGTAGCTGACATAAGGGCTCGGGGCGGCCAGACGCTTAGGGCAGCCGGCGCAGGCCGCCCGAAGCCACGGCCCATTGGTGGCTACGCACTCGGCGAGGGGTCGCTCATGTCCGGGGCATCCTTCGAAGTGTCGTCGAATAACGGATTCGAAGGGTCCGTCTCGAAGTCCTCCACGACTTCGAAATTGCTTTCCTCGTCAGCGGTCCGGGTGGAGTTCAGGACCTGTTGTCCGATGCGGGCCAGGATGTCGGGCCGGTGTTTTTTCCAGCAGGTTTTTCCAATTCGGGTCGTAGTCCGGGTCCATCTTATCCGAGCTGATGATCTGGCCGGCCTCGTTGGCCAGACAGCCTTTCTTGAAGCCGAGCGCCACACGTTTTTCCCAAGGCAACCTGCTCGGGAAAGACGTTGGCCTTGGTCATGACCTTGTTGCCTTTATGTTTGACGGTGGCTTTGGTGTAGGCGTCCCGCTCGGCCTGGACAGGCAGGCGGTAGTAGAACTCCAGTTTCCGCCCGGACACCCGGTCCGTCATCTCCATGACATTCCGGCCGCCCAAAACGAGGGGTTGCGTCTCTTCCGACATAGGGCTCCTTTGCTTGGTCAGGGGTTAAAGGATGGTCAGACGCCATTCGTCGTCGCCGGCGTCGCGGTGGGCGTTGGCGATGTAGTTGGCGGCGTAAGCGGCGATGCCCGTGCGTTCGGCGTGTTTGAGACCGTCGTATTGGGCGGCCGCCAGTTCAATGCGAATCCGGTTGCCGGGCTCGCTGCCGAACAGGGTGGGCGATGCGCGAGGTCTGGGCCGCCTTCCACTTGGCCCAGGGGTTGAAGTTGGCCAGGGAATCCATTTCCGGGTTGGACCGAGCCGGTGGGCTCGCGGCCGGTGATGATCGCGCCCACCATGCCCTCGACCGCGTTGGCGTCCAGGCGGTCGGCGATGGTGTTGCCCATGGCGTAGGTCAGTTCGGTGACCACCGGCCGGTAATCGTCGATGATGACGTTGGCGCCCATGAACATGGGCGGCACGATCTTGGTGAGTTCGGGAACCGGGATGGCTCCGCGTCGGCCGGATCGGTCCACAGGCCGGGTCATGGTGAATTCGAACAAGGGGTACTTGTTGACGGCGCAATTGAGCGTGAACGTGCCGCGCGCGCCGGCCCACGGTGTAGAGGATGGCGTCCTTGTTAAAAGAAGCACCGCCGCCGAATCCTGGTCCTGCGGCCGCTTGGTGGCCGGACGGTATTCGATGCCGGACGCGCGGAAGTCACGTCGGCCAAGGACGGTGGAAGACGCGCCGGTTACCTGTTCGGGCTCGAACGTCCCATTCACGGCCTTGAGCACCAAGGTGTTCTTGCCATCGATATGATGCAGTGTCCCCCGTGGCGTGGGACGTTGCGCCAGCAATCTCTTCGCCGATCAGGAAGCCGGTCACCGAGGACACGGCCAGCCGCAACCACGTCCGGTGCGTTGGGTGCCGCAGGCGAGCAGGAACGGCTCGCAGTCCGAGGGCAGCACCTTGCCGGTGCCGTCCAGGCCGCCGCCGCGCAGCTCCACCTGGCCTTGAAGGTGATCTTCTTCGAGCCGATGACCGCCCCGGCGGGGAGAACGTGCCGCGCACCACGTCGCGCTTGACCTTCTCGCCGGTCGGCTCCACGTCCACCCGTTGTTGACCAGGACGCCGTTTGCCGGCGTCAGGTCGGGTACTTGGCCGTAGGTGGTCTCCTTTCCGGCCAGGACCACGGCTTTTCGGGTCAGTTGCATCTCTTGTTCGGCCATGTGGTGTCTCCTTATTCGCCAAGCAGGTACGGCTGGGCGATCTCGTAAACCGCGTAGCAGGCCGTCATGTCCGGCCTGGAGAGGAAGGTTTCCTGGCGTTTGAGGATGGCCGACATGTCGGCCCTGACCTCCTTGCCGTGCAGCAGTTGGCGCACCGCTCCCAGGAGGGCGTAAACCCCGGAAGCACCGGCCCCGTGTCGCGGCGTTGCCGCGAAGCGACCGGTCGCAGACGAAGACGAAATAGGCCCCCCGTCGACCTGGCGCTGGCCGTGGTTCTCGATGACCGAACCGGCGTAGACCACCAGGACCGCCGGCAGGTTGGGCAGGAGTTTCGCCAGGCCTTC